CATGTTAGCAGTCACCGCAGGATCAAGTGCAACCACAATCCTTTTCAAGTTCGGAGCTTCATCAACCCTCGCCTTTCCAATGATAGCCCTGTTCCACAACATCCCTTCCGCATCATCCAACCAAGTCCCCATGAACAAGTGGTCATACCTAGCCCTATTCTCTCGCTTGGTCTTCTCAGCAGCCTGCACAAACGACTCACTCAGATTTATCTTATTATCCAAGTATGTCGTGTGAATATAGGTCGTATCCTTTCTCTTATTCTTTACAAAGTCCTTATAAATCCAATGACTCTTGTACGATGGGTTCATCACCAAGATAACCCTGTTATAATTATCCTTCGCTCGTATCGACAAGTCCACCTTATCAAATATCTCAGGGTCTGTCAATTCCTCAGCCTCATCCACTACCCATGTCGATAACCCAGCAATCGACTTCAGATTTGCCGTGTTTACTCCTGAGCTAGTTTTTATTCCACGAAATAGAATTTTAGAACCCGTTAGCTTATTGATAATCTCACTCTGAGTCACATCAAAGTCATTCATCTTACCCATAATCTCAATCTTATCCAAGAACTCAGGGATAATCGAAATAAACGCACTCACCAAGGTGTATCTAGTGAAAAGAATCACATGACCCTTCTCATAGGTCAAGTTCAACAGAAACAAAGCCAAAGTCCATGATTTACCACTTCCTCTACCACCCGTAATCAAATAGTACCTCGTGTCAGGCTGATCGTAGAATAATGGCTTGTAATCGTCTAAAAGTTGAATCATAGCTAAATTAATTAATTGGGGATTTCCATTTTCCGTTTGATTCCTGTACACTCGGAAATATACCCCCCCTAGGGTAAATTATTTAATTGGGGAATTCCATTTTGCAACCTTGTTGCATACACTCATAACAATACCCTCCCCCTTTGCTTATTCGTCTATGCGGGTAAGCGTATATATAGGCTTGGTATTCAAGTGGTTATATATCATCATCCTCAACTATCTTAGCGTTCTCAATTGCAACTTGTTTCCCGATCCATTGGATCGGCGGAGCTACCTTTTCCCCGTTGCTAGTTATATCCACTTGTTGCTTTGGTAACCCAAAACGATAGGATAGCCACAATTTAATAGCGTTCGTGTCACCTTGCGAACATTTCATCAACAAGGCCTCCCATATCTTATCGGGTATGCAAAGGGAATCCATTTGCTCAATCAACTTAATTTCTTGAATCTTTGGTGGTCTACCGCTGTTTGGCCTTGGTCCACCTCTTTGTTTCTTTTCCATTGGTTTACAATAACTTGTAAAAAATATCGGTTTAAATTGGTTAACCAAACCAAAGGTAAACTAAAAAAATAAATAAATAAATATTAAAAAAAATATCCCTTAAGGCTTTGAAGTTACAAAGGCTTGTAATATCTTTACTTAATGTTTAACCAAAACCCCATACAAAATGCTAGACTTATTAATCATTTCAGCGGGCACGATCTTGATTTTTGCCCTAACTTATTTCCTAACTCCTAAAACTAAAACAGTATGAAAAACTATCGATTAACCTACAGCAAGCTAGATCAACACGGTATTCACCAAGTAATTTTTACTACTATCCTTCAATCAAAAAGCATGAGGGGTGCAAAACAAAAAGCTAGAAACTTGCAACCGTTTGAATGGCATGCAATGAATTTAGTAAGCCTTGAAAGTGAATTTAACTTAAAACTTGATCGAATAGAATTTAACTACTGAAACAATGAAAAAAGCTATTAAAAAAATCGGATTAGTACTTTACTACATTATTGCCCTTTTGCCTATCTTTTTTCTAGGCTATATGTTAGGCTTAAAATTAATCTAATCAAATCAACCCAAAACACTACACGAATATGAAGACTCAAAATTTATTAGGTAACGGTAACACCAAGCTACAGAAAACAGCAAAGGAATTCAATGTTAGGATTTTCAATTTTTCAATCCCTGCAGGCAACGACAAAAAGAGTGGGAAAATTACATGCCCATTTGCGGGATCTTGTTTAAAACTTTGCTACGCTAAACGCGGAATGTATCGTTTTGGCAATGTAGAAAGGGCCTTGACTAAACGATATGAGGCAAGCAAAGAAGATAATTTTGTCGAGTTGATATCCAATGAATTAAGCAAAGTAAAAAAGGATAAACAGACCTATGTTAGAATTCACGATAGCGGGGACTTTTATTCGCCTACTTACTTTCAGAAATGGCTAACAATTGCAAAGAATAATCCTTCCGTCCGTTTTTATGCCTACACCAAGTCTCATTGCTTTATTAGAGGAATAGAATTGCCTGAAAATTTTGACCTAATTTTTAGCCTTGGATCAAAGAACGACGAATTGATTAACACGGATACAGAAAGGCATTCTAAAATTTTCTATTCAAGCGAAGAAATGGAAGAACAAGGCTACACGGATTCTTCATACTTGGATATAGTAGCCACAAAATGGATAACTGAAAACCACAAAATAGGCTTATTGATCCACTAAAATAAGGCCCTAGAAATAGGGCTATTTCTTTATCTTAAAACACTACAGAAAATGGAAAAAATTAATATCATCAAAGAAAGTAACACTAAAATACGGGAACGTTTAATTTTAATTAGAATGGATAGCCCTTACATTTTTCAAAGAAACTTTGAACGAATAGTAAGAAAAAAAATAAGAGAAAATTTTGATGATCCTAAACTAGAATCTTTGGAAGATCATTTCCTAAAATTTATTAAAAATCCCAACTATTCATTTTACGTAAATTTACTACCTATCCGATAAAATGGAAGACCTATTCGAATATCCCGAACAATGGCCCGCTAATTTGCGGGCTTTACTCTTTGCCTACATTACAAAGGAACAAAACTACACTAACATTCTACAGCTTGAAAAAGACTTATTTAAGATAGGTTATTCAATTGAGTACGGTCTTGACTGTATGGCCTACAATTTGCAAAAAATACAGCCCTAATTTCGGCCTATTTTAAGCCCTTTACAGCCCTTTAAATTTTCGCCTATGTAACACCACTCAAAAAAATATATCTCTTTACCACGGCCCTAAAAATGCCATCCTTTGCCTTTGTAGGTAGCTAGGTTGCCATGCCATGCCAAACCACCACGGGCACGAATGGGCACGGCCGACCCATACCCCCCCTAGTGTAAAACATGGCGGATTGACCCATAGTGTAAAACATGGCGGAAAAATAGGCCTAGTGTAAAACAGAACCAGGTTGACCCCCTGGTGGAAAACAAAATTTCTCTGCGGTGGTAGTGTAAAACAAAACCCATAGTGTAAAACAAAACCATTTATCCAAGAAAATTACCCTTAGTGTAAAACAAAAATAAATTTGACAATTCCCTTGCATTTGTTGTGCAGAGTCTTGTACCTTAGCATCGTTAATCACTTAAACACAAACACAATGTTAAAAGATCACCACTTTATTCTTGAGCAGTCGGGCTTTAGCCTGGAGCTCGAATCCTTCACCAACGAAGGAATTGTCCTAGACCTATTCTTTGGCAATGGCAAGTCCCTTACTCTTGAATTGTACGATGACCTCAACGAGCGGTTTACAGACCACTATCGGGTTATTTGTGCCATCCTAGACCCTTTTATTGTTGAACAGTTAGAAGCCAATGTAAGACAATGCTTTACGAAATGATGACTGCTACCGAGTACGGTGTACTACGGGGCTTTACCGAAAAATCTACACGAGTTCACCAGATTATTCGCTCTGGTGTATGGCCTGAAGAATGGGTGTATCCTCCTAAGAGATTAGGCAATCAATGGGTTCTATTTGTATCAACTAACTGGATTAACAATGGTAGAGGAAAAAATTGAGCAATGGATACTAGAGAACTTTGGGGAAGTACCCCATAGTGAAAAAATAGAGATTCTTAAAACCTTCGAGATGTATTGGGATGAGATTAGTTACCGATACGCTGAAATGAAAACACTAGAAAAATATAAACACTTAAAACGATGACATTGGTATATGTTGTAGCCATAGTTATGGTGGCCTATCTTATAGGATTAGGAATAGGTATAGTGAAAAAGAATAATGAAAAATACGAAGTTATTGATTTTCTTATAGGTTACTCTATTGTAATTATCTTCTCTCTAATTTATTTAATAATTAACTAAACACACACGATGAAAGAACTAATTCTAATTCAATCCGAGCTTAAAGCTCCAAAGAACCAATTTAATGCATTCGGCAAGTATAAGTACCGATCCGTAGAGGATATCCTTGAGGCAGTAAAGCCATTACTTCTGAAGTACGAATGTACCTTGACTATTGAAGACGAGGTCAAAGAAGTAGGAGGTCTTGTCTTCATAGAAGCTACCGCAGCGATTCAGGTAGATAAAGAAGGAAGAACTGAAGGCAGAGCAGTAACTGCCCAGGCAGGTATCGACATCAATCGCAAGGGTATGGATGTGGCTCAAAGTTTTGGTAGCTCCTCCTCCTATGCCCGTAAGTATGCATTGAATGGGCTCTTTTTAATTGACGATACAAAAGACCCTGATTCTACCAACGATCATGGTGGTAAAAAAGAGGAGTTAACTCCATCCCATGTGAAGTGGAACGGTGCTAAGGATTCTTTAGCCAATGGCAAGGTAACCTTAGAGCAAATTAAGTCGGTTTATATTCTTACATCACAAAACGAAAAACTTCTATTATCATGAACTTTAAATGCAGAGCAAGTGCCCTTGGTCAATTAATGACTAACGCACGGAGTAAAACAGAATCATTGTCTCAGACAACTAAAAGCTACCTAGAGGATTGGTACAAAGAGCAGATTTACGGAGTAAAGAAGCAGATTAAGTCTAAGTACATCCAGAAGGGATTGGCTCTTGAAGATACGGCTATCGAGTTTTACTCGGTAGCTATGAATAAGGACTTCATGATTAAGAACCTTGACCACTTTGAAGATGATTTCTTCACAGGTACTCCAGATTGTTTTCACGAGGGTATAGTCTATGACTTTAAAACCTCGTGGGACTGCTTTACTTTCCCTCTGTTTGACGATAGTCCCGACATGGGGTACTACTATCAACTGCAGGTTTATATGCACCTGACTGGCTTAAAAAAGGCTAAGTTGGTTTACACCCTTCAAGACACCCCAGAGTTCTTGACTTACGAGGAGCCAGTAAGCTACTCTCATGTGGAAGACAAGTACCGTATCAAGGAGTTTGACATTGAGTATGACCCCCAGGTAATTGAGATGTCTAAGGCTAAGGTATTGGAATGCAGAGAGTATTTAAACGGAATGGGGATATGAAGAAGCAGACGGCAGTAGAATGGTTGCATGAGCAACTAACTTCCACATGGTATGATGGAAAGTCTTCCAAGGAAGTATTAGAGATAGCTAAGTACAAGGAGAGAGATCAGATTGCAGAGGCCCACAGAGAAGGTGCTTGG